GTGCTTACATTTAAGTATGCAGAGCCAGCACTACCGTTTCCTGAGTCAAGGTAAATACCCTGCGCTGCGCTAGTAGACGTTACAAGTACGTGTAGCTTGTCTTCAGGGGAGGCGGTGTTAATGCCTACGTTACCTGATGAGTCTATAGTTAAAGCTGTAGAGTCGGAGGTACCAAACAGCATAGAGTCATTAGCGTGCTTATAAGTTATATATCCCGCACTATTTTGTGTGGTATCAGCAAAATATATAGCTCCTCTACCGTCAGTATCACCACCAACTATTGTAATACCATTTTTATCATTTACACCAACGCTACCAATAACTAAATTGTCAGCATTACTATCATAGGTTGCTGGATTAGTTATCCCAATACCTACGTTGCCAGTGTTTGTTGTTACAAGCCTATATGCGCTGTTAGTTCTATCATATATGCCGAAAAAATCAAGACCAGCTCCATCGCCTGAAGCATATAGTTGCCAAACATTTTCATAGGAGCCAGTTCCAACTAAGGAAATACCAACATAACCAGTTGATGATGCCAATGTAAGTGGTGTTCCTTCGCCACTTCTTGGACTAGTAGTACCAATACCGACGTTGCCACTACTGTCAAAACGAATTACCTCTGAATTATTACTGGTAAATATTAAAGACCTGTCTAAGCCTGATGAAGCGTATCCAATTTGAAAATTTTCAGATGCGTCAACGCCCATATACGCATCAGTATTTGATGACCTTATCCAGTTAATAAAAGAAGATGCATTATATCTTTTTCTTATGTTGATGTTTTTATTTCCAGCGCTTTCATTTAAGAAATTTATTGTATCGCCATTAGCCGTAAGGCCTCCAACAGTTACATCATTAGTCGTAGTAGCCCCACGGTCAGTAACGCTGTCTAGCGTATCGGTTTCCGTATATCCAGTTATATATGTGCTTGTGTCAACAGAAAGAAGTCCATTGGCATCAGCCTTCAAGAAACCAGCACCATAGTTAGATAGCGTAACGGCTCCTGTAATGTTTGCAGAACCTGTAACTTTTAGTCTATAGTTTCCGGGGTCTGTGCTACCAATAGCAATGTTACCGCTATTGATAATAGCCATAGCCTCACGCCAATAAGTACCGCCTACGTTATTATCCTGAACGTAGAATACCATCTCACCAGCAAAGTCTTCTGCGCTACGGTTGTTCTGTGCAATCTTTATAGCGCCAGAGGTAGAAGCGGCTCCAGTAGATGACTCAATGTGGAATTCAGTAGCCTGAGATGAGCCTTTGATATGGAGTAGGCCATCTGGACTTGATTCACCAATTCCCACACTACCAGTATTGTAATATATATTATTACCTGAAGTAATCCAAGAACCGCCAGTATTGTAATCCGCACCGTCAATAGCGGCAACAATTACACCATTAGAGTCAACCTTTAATATAGAGCCAGTGCTTATTCCTGAGAGCTTAACTGGACTTAAAAATTTTTGAGACATAACGCTATACTATTTGTCAAAAATACGAAAAAGAAAGGGGGCTTGACATAAGCCAGCCCCCTCCTCATTTAGTTAGAAATCAAGTTATCAAGGCGATGGACTCAGTCCCTCATAGACAAGTGAGTCACCATTCAACTTAGCAGCGGAAAGGATTGCAATGTAATCGCCTTCGGTTACGGAGTTTGCAAACGTAATGGTCACAGTTGAAGTGCTAGGACGAGTAGTGTCTACATGCACAGTCTCAAATGTCGTAGAATCTACGACTTGAACAATGATACGTTGCGTATTGTAGTCGTGAGTGATGGTATAAGCGTTTCCAGCCTTGGAAACAGAATCCTGCGTTGAATCAAGGGTAAACCATTTAGGTGCACCCATCAAGTCAGCAATAGCGTTTACGTTAGCCTTCTTGATGATACCCGTTTCTCCGGATGCATTCTCATACATGTAGAAGAAGTCCGTACCATCAGGGGTCAATGTATCAACCGACCCGATGTGGAGCTTCTGGTCTACAGTAGAGAAGTAGTCGTTTGTTTCATTCCAGATGAACGATACATTGGTATCCGTGCCACGCTCAACTTCAAAGCCTGCGTTCTGAGTAGCAGAACCAGTCTCATCGGAGTTCAACTTGATGATGGAATCACCGATGTTAACTTCGTTAGAGTTTACGCTGGTGGTGGTACCATTAACGGTAAGGTTACCGGAGACAACAACCTCAGCGCCACCGAAGGTGATGGTTTCATTATCGCTAAGGTCTACCGTGCGAGTAATGTTGGGCTGCTCCAGTTGGTTAGCACCCCACATCAACAGTTTATACTGAGTAAGGTTACCAGAGTTCTTCAACTCAATATCATCGGCGTTTACCGTGATACCGGTACCAGCTCCAACAGTAAACGTGCGAGAGGTAGTAATATCACCACCGCCTGTCAAACCGGCTCCAGCGGTCAATACAATGGTGTCGTGCGCTACGTTTCTAGAGTTGGTAGTATCAAGAGCTACATCGTTGGCATTAACCGTAATACCAGTGCCAGCACCAACAGCAAGGGTTACATCTCCAGTAGTAGCATCTCCAGTAAGGCCCCCTCCTGCAGTGATAGAACGGATATCGCCTGATACGTCAAGCCAAGTCGAGCCGTCAGAGAAACGGATTACATTGTCGGTAGAGTCGTAAACAATACGACCTTCATGGTCAGAAGCTAATAGTTCACCAGCTCCAGGCGTACCGCTATTGATAAGTAAACTGTTGGCAATGAACTGTGGTTTAGAGTTGATAAGCTCTAAGCCGCCAAGGTCAATCGCTGATAAAAACTTAATAGCCATAGTTGATTAGTTAAAGTAGGCTTGTCCAGAAAAAGCCCCTGATTCGAAAATTAGTCTTACGTTATTATTGTCTATATATTCAACTACACCAAAAACCACAGCGCCAGACGAACTGACAACGGTGACTGAAGGTTTTTTACCAAGGTTGTGTTGAACCTCCCACGTCGCAGAAGGTGACCCCTGAGTATGCACATAATTAGCATCACCTCCGCCGCCAACAACACCAGTAACGGATGCGCTACCGGTAGGCTTTTCTATAACGGATACGCCGGATGTAGATGTTTGCGTAACGCTAACATTAACCGTATCGCCAGATTGTACATTGATGCCACTCATTCTGAAATGTCCTCATTTATTTTAAAGATTCCGTATAGCCAAGTTTTGACAACGCCAGCAACGGAACTTTGCAGGTCGTATACATAGGTACCTGAGGTGACAGCAGCCATAGTTGCAGCACTTGCAGAAATAGTCAGTTCACCTGATGCGTTTCCGGTGTATGCGAAAGAATCATCAGCAATAATGTCAGAAGCAGAGGTGTCCGTGTCTTTAACATCCATCTTCCATTGATAGTCGGAAGAAAGGTCGAGAGGGTCTCCATTGGCATCTGTAAACGTAACGATAAGAGTAAACGTATCACCCTTTCTGCAGGTGATGTCCACTCTTTCCGAAGTATCTAAGTTTACCGTTGTAGCCATATTACAAATTTATGTCTTTTATGAAAGCAATTCTGAGAAGCCTTGTTCATCTTCAGACTCTAATTCGCCGCGCTGTCCTTGGCGTTGAGAGATGAGCTTGCTTTGTTCTACGGCCTGCTTTTTAACCCTGTCGTCTTTTCTGTCTTCTTTCATTTCCTCAACGGACTTTGAAGAATCTAGAGATGCCTGAGCAGAGTAAACATCATATTGGCCTTTAACAACTTCTAAGTCAGACTTGAGCTTATATTCCAACTCCAGCATCTGTGACTTGAGCTGTGCCTCAAACTGAAGTCTTTGCAAATCAATCTGCGACATTATCTGCTGCTCTTGGATTTTTGATTGGGAAGCTACCTGAGCAGCCTGCTGATTAGCTTCAGATTGAGCTTGGATGTTTTGCATCTGCTGCTCTTGCTGCTTCTTGATGCGCTGCTTTCTGCGAATAACCAATAAGCGTTCCGCTTGGTCAATGTCTTTAAGTTGACGAATTGCAATAGCATCCTCAAGGTCTATCTCCTTCTGGCCGAGAGCAATCTGGATATTTTGCTCCAGGTAGGCTCTGTCGTTGTCATTCATCTCACGGATGACACGGACACCGAAGTTGTACATCGGAAGCTCTCTAAATGATGTTATAACATCCATATTGGCTTTTCCGATGGCTCGCTCGTATGCCTGATAGATAATCGACTTAGGGGGCAGAATCTGAAGACACTTGATGATATCCTCACAAACCTTGCGATACAAAACCAAAGAGGCATTCGTGATATCGTAGATGGCATTGTTTCCAGCGGCGATGGCCTGCTGGCGAACGCCAACAAGTTGCTCCCCCTTTGGAGATGAGCCGTCCATAACCTCGTTAATGCCCGTTGTATCACGAATCATATTGAGGTAGTGATTGTAATGGTTAATCAGCTGCTCAACGTTCCTGATGGCATTGTTAATCTCACGCACTGGGGGATTCTGGAAACCGCCTTCTGGATTGCGAGAGCGATAATAGAAAACACCAGTCTGTTCGTAGATGTCTTGAATCTCAAGCGGTTGTAGTTCTCCGCCCATTCCAAGCTGAACATTTTCAAGTCCCTCAATGTCAATAACTAAGCCATCTGGTTTAGCCTTAGCGATAGCCTGTTGAATCTTAAGGTGTGATATCTGAATTTGGTCAGCAAACGTAGTAATACCAGAAACCAAAGACTTTGGAATCATACGGCGCATGTTGACAGCAATTGGGCTATAAGACAAGCGTGTCTTCGTTAGGTCGTGTACGTTTTTGGGTACATTCTTCTTGGGTCCGTAATCAAAAATCTTATCACAGCCGATGATGAACTTACCGCCGTATACCGTAGCATTGTACATGTATACTGGCTCTCTGTCGTAAACGCTATTTGTTTGAGGCTTGTAAACTTCTCCTTTGTAGTAGAAGCCAATGTTTCCGTAACGAGACTGCTTCTTCTCAAAAATCATGCTATCAACAGACATGAATTCAAAGTCCAGAACCTCTACAGTATACTCATCGTAACCGTAGTGATATGTGTCAAGGCCAGAGTCATAACGAGAGTCATTAAAGCGGTTAGGGTTGTTAGAGTATTTGTTTCTAACAGCATTTGCCATTTTCTCGTACTCCTCTTCCGTGAACTTATTACCCGCAACACGCTTTAGTTCAGCGATACTCATTCGCTTAATGTGTCCCGCGTAAACGATATCTGACAGGTTGGGGTCTTCAGTAAAAGAGTGGATAAACCTAGCCGGGTCGACATAGTCAGTTACAATGCCGTAATTGGGGTCATTGTTGCGCTTGACCACAGCCATTCCGCAAGTAACTAAGTCTTCAACACAGCGTCTCTGAATCTTCTCGTCGTAGTCATTCCAAGAAAGCGTCATTTGAGTTGCAATCTGAGCTGCAATCTCTGCGTCTGTCTTGATGTTAGTCTCTAAGAATATTTCTAGTTCCTCCTCAGTTTGTGGAAGCGTATCTGGGTCTGTATCTACTTCAATACCTAGGGCTTTTGCCTGGGCAATGAAATCTTTATTCTCGATACGAACACGGACCTTGTTTTTCTCTAAGTCTTTTTCATTCTTAGAGAGGGGGTCTGTAGCTTCTACTTGGGGGTATGGTGATGAAGAAAGAATCTTGTTGACTACAATCTTTAAAAACTTAGGAATGATAGGGACGGGTGACCAATCAATATTAAGTAATGAGCCATCCCCATTGTTCGGGTTTAATGACGACAACAACTCTTTATACTTGCTAGTATCCTGAGTGCCATTGGCATAGTCCCGCGATGTCTCGAATTCCCTAAACCTTCTTCGGTAAAGGGAGCTCTCAGAATCTAACGAACCCCACTCTGAAAAAACAGCCTTCGCATACTTAACTCCGTATGAATCAGAAGACTT